GAAACTTGTCCTTGTAAAGAAGGGTTAGGATTATATGTAGATCCAAATGCTTCTTGGCTTCTAATATTTGGACTTGTATCAAACATTCCAGGTTTGTTTCCTGCTCCTGGCACAATGTTTCCATCAACAACAGATGCTCCACCCATTAATTGATTTGTTCCTAATGATTGGTTAGAAGAGTAATCAACTGCAGGAAAATTTCCAACAGCAGGTGATCCTATAACCTGCCCAATTTTTGGAGCATTAGGGTCTACTGCTGGACCAAACATGCCCCCTATATTTCTTTCATAGAAACTCTTAGAAGCTTCTTGCTCAAGTTTTAATCTTCTTTCTCTTTCTGCTAGTGTTGCCATTTTATCTCCTGTTAATCAAACATGCTTCCAACTAAATAAGCCCCTGCTGCTACTACTGGTCCTGCTGCTGCTCCTAGACTACCAGCTAACATGCCGCCCGAAGCTCCCATTGCAGATCCAGCATAGTAACCTCCTAATGCCGCTGTTGTATTTACCATATTAGGGGATAGTGCTCCTGGTTGTGGCATTTCAGTTTTAGAACTTGAACCGCCTGGCAAGATGCTACCTGCTACTAAGTTTGAGTAGTTTCCTAACGCAGCACCTGGTGCTTGTTGTCCAAATTCAAATCTTTGTCTTTGGTCATTAATTGATTGTTGTATTCTTGCTTGTTCAGCTCCGCCAACACCTGATAGTTGTTGTGCTGGAATTTGTAAAGCTGCTAAAGATTGAGGTGTAGTTGCTAGAGTTCTAGTCTGAGCCTCTAGTGCCTGTCCGTAAGCATTGTTATAGAACTGTGCTGACTGATCTCCTGCTCTTTGCATGTAGTCAGATATAACTCCTTGTTCTAGTATAGCTTGTCTACTTCCGCCTAACTGTCCCGCAGTATTAGCTCCTCGTCTTGCTTGTGTTAATAAACCTTGTGCTCCTTGATAGATAGGTCTAAGTTGTGCTTCGTTTGCTGCTGCTAAATAAGGATTACTTGCTAAACCTGATGCTCCTGCAAGTTGTTCTTGAAGGGCAGGAATCATTGAACCTGTTACGGCTGTTTGACCTCCTAAAGCTGTCTGTCTAGCTAAAGCCTCTGCTTGTAGTTGTGTATCTACTGGATCAGCATAAGTTTTGTTAGGATAGAACTGTGCAGGGGTATCAACTTGATTCGCTGCTCTTTCGTACACATCTGTTATGTACTTCTGTTGCCCTTCCCAAGGAGTTGCACTCTGTATTGTATTTGTTCCGCCTCCACTTCCACCCATAATATTCTCCTAATGTAACGTTGTTAATTCTTTTCCTAGCACAGTATATATTTCACCATATCCTCTGCTTCCTAATTTTTTAATAAATCCTTTTCTGCAAAACATTTCTACTGAACTGCAATTCATGTCTTTTGCCCATTCCTCAATAGTATCAATTAAGTCTATCCAGTCGTCAAAATCTTTACCTCCTAAAGTAACTATTCTGCAAGACTTTTTATTTGGATAAATTTGTATCTGAGTTGTAACGACTGCGTGTATTTCTTTTTCGTCATTAAAAACAACCCATATCTGCATTTCTTCTGTTAAACAACATCTTTTAATGTCTTCTAAAGTATATTCTTCTTGGCTTTTGTTATTGCCTAATTCTATAAATGGCTCACATTCTTCCCAGATCATTTCTACTTCCTCTGCTGGTATGCCTGATAAATACATCACCCTAGTTTCACCCAGCTTCCTGCTGCATTTCTAAAGTAAACTCCTTCTCCACTTCCTGGATTAAAGTTTGTTCCATCTGCATATACTATATCTCCTTGCTTTATTCTGCTTGGTTCTACATTCTTAACCGCAATATAAGCTATTGGGTTTTCTTTTAAAGACCCTTGTAGCTTAGTTAATTCTTCAAAAATGTATTGTGGCAAATCTTCAGTATTGCCAGGAACAGGTGATGGTGTATATATAGGTGCTTTAGCCATTCAATAAACCTCTGTTAGAAACCCTGCTTCTTCTTCTTCCAATCTCTTCTGACAACCCAACAGAAAACTCAAGAGCCTTTTCTTCGTTTCCAAAAGTAACAAAGTCTTCTAGTTTTTCTGCTTGTTTTAATGCCTCATCTTCACTTAGTTGAGTTAACTTTCCACCAACACTTCTTATTGATGGGAACACTATCCACTCACCTGTTTCACTATGTTTCCCGTGCATTGAGCGTATAGTTTCATTTCCTTCTGTTGCGTCTGAGTAAGGATTTAAAGCCCTTTTAGCCCAACCTAAATTTTGTTCAGCAGAGTTAATTTTTTCTTCTAAAGAAATATCAGGTGCGTCAAAAAGACCACTTACAGCAGAAGCGGCTGTTAAACCAACACCAAGCAAACCTAGTCCAGGAGCAAGTCCCATTGTTCTTAAACCTACTGGGCTCTTTATCATACTCATTAAACGGCTTTTATAAGCTTCCATTTTATCATAAGGAACTAATTGGTTTACTGTGTTTGCTGGACCTACTTGACCTGGTTTAAGATTTGCTAAACTTCCTTGCACAAGACCTTTTTGCGTTCTTCCAAATTGACTTGATCCAGGATCTTTTTTTCTTAATAATTCTTCTTCAAATGTTTCTGTTGCCATTATCTTTCTCCTAAGACTTCATATTCTATATCATAGCCGTTTAACTCAAAGCTTGTGGCTGTTGTGTTTTGAAACTTAATGGCTATGTATTTGCCTGTGGCTCTAGCATCTACTTTGTTTTGTGTGTCTGGATTAATGCTTTGTGGTGTTTTGTAAGTATATGTGCCGTCAGGAGTCATAGAACTTCCTACAAATACTTCTGCACTACCTGTGCCTGAAAATCTTGGTGTAACCTTTCTCACTTGAACCACTGTATTGGGGTTATTATCTAATACTAATCCTTTTCTTTCTAAAATCATAGTAAAGTTAGACCCGTCAAAATCAAATCCTTGATCTGCTCTATACAATCTTGTATCACTTGTTCCTGCCATTAACATGCTGGTTTCTGTAGGGTTATAAGCCCTTTCTCCCCATGTTTCTGTAGTGCTATAAGCTATCCAGCTTTGTGATTGTCCTGACCATAAAATGCTAGTATTACTATTAGTTGTTGGACTAACTACTCCAAGCCCTATTCCAAGGATTCCTGGTAAATCTCTAAAACTAAAGGCCTTAGTGTTATAGTTATAAACTAAACATTTATTACAATTTACTGAGCCAACGCTTGGATAAGACACCCATATTTCACCTTTTTGAATGTTGTGAGTTACAAAAGTATTAGCAAAATTATCTCCGTCTATATCTCCAAAGAAATTGTTTTTAATTATGTTTGTAGCAATGGATTGTTTCTGAACACCATTGTGAACAATAATATCTCCGTTGGTTACAACAAAGTGATTCCCATTAAATTCTGTTACACAGTTTTTAGATAATATTCCTGTATCACTAAAAAGCTTTTTAAAGTTAAAAACAAGAGCAGTCCCTTCATAAGTCATAATCCAGGTTGTTTTTTCTTTATAAATAATAAAAGAACCCTTCAACTGAGCTCCATCAATTATAAAATCTCCATTATCACCAATGGTTGCAAAACCTGCATCGTTAGTAGCTGCTGCTGTCCATGTGCTAGGTAGCGTAAGGTTTTCTGCTGTATCACCCCATCTAACTTTATTAGGATAATTAACAGATGATTCTGTTAAATTTAAAGCTATTAAATAGTTTCCGTAAGGTCTGATTGTTTTACATACTGTATTTGATGGCCAGTTAGTTAAATCTGTAAATTTGTTTGCTCCAAGATTTGCTAGGCATTGTGGGTCATCTACTCCGTTATTAAAAATAGGAAGCCCGTTAAAAACTGAACAATCCCAATTACCATGAGCTGTAAGGTTGACAGCATAGACACCTGATGTTCTTGTAAATTCTGTATGCGTAGATCCGTCTGTTCTATATATTTTTGCTGTTCCTGCATAAAACCAATAGTTGTTTTGACCTGTTGCCCAGTTTAATACTTGGTAAGGAGCTACTGTAGGGTTAGCTACTGGAAACGGATTATCGTGTCCTGAAAACTTTTTTGCCGCACCTTCTCCAAATCTTGTGTTTTCTGAGTGCGAGTACATTTCAGGAGGTAAAGCCGTTGAGTTAACATCTTTGTTAATTCCAGTAGGTATTCCTGATTGAAATGTTGCCATTACGCAGTTCTTCTCCACATGTATGCAACGATATAAGGTTGAACATTATTATGTGCTCCACCCCCGCCTGTTGCTGCTGATGTAAGAGTTTCTCCACTAGAACTACCATCTGGAAACAAACAGTGATCGTGTGAAGAACCTCCGTTTTGTGAAGAATCTATAACTACATTATGTGTATGTGATGGTAATTCAGCAGTAGATAAAGTATGTGTTTTAGATCCACCAGTTTCTTGTAAAGAATCAAAGTCATTGTCACTTGCGTCAAACCCAACTATAACTTTACCAGCCCCAAAAGCTACCCATGTTCCAAAACCTAACAAAGTTGCAGGGTTTGTAGTAACCGCTGCGTTAATGTAAATTGATCCTACTGGATATATAGCTTGTATAGATGTTAGTAGTCCTGCTGAACTAGTTACAGTTCCTGATACTGTTAAATTTCTAATCCCTGTAGAGTCTTTACTTGCATCAACTGTTACTGCTTTAGAAGCTTGTGCTGTGCCAAGTGTTGTAACATCTACATAATTTAGTTCTGCTGTGTTAGCTGTAACGCCATCTAGTTTA